TGGCTTGCGAAGGACCGAAGCGGCGCGCTCGATATGTGGGAAGAGCCGGATCTTGGGGCACTGATCAAGAAGATCGGAGGCGAGCTGTGAAATTTAACAATATGTCGACATCGGAACTTTGTTCAGATTGGATCGAATGCAAAGCAACAGAGAAGGCGGCGACCGACCACCGCCGAGAGATCGAGGACGAACTGACCCGGCGCTTGGAGATCGCCGAGACGCTAGACGGAACGCAGCGTCCTAATGTGGACGGCTACACCGTAAAGGTCACTGGACGGATCGACCGCAAGGTCGATGCAGACAAGGTGCAGGAACTGGCGGCGGAGCACGACCTGACGGATGAGCTTTCGCGGCTGTTCCGCTGGAAGCCCGAAATCAACATGAACATGTGGAAGTCGTATCCCGAAACGACGACCAGACTTCTTTCCCCGGCGATCACGGCCAAGCCTGGCAGGCCGTCTTACACAATCGAAACGAAGGAGCAATAAAAAATGGCACGACTTGATATGGCAATCGACCTCAACGACCTCCCGGTTCGGGAGTCGTCCTACGACCCGGTGCCGCCGGGCTGGTATACCGCGACCATTCAGGAAGCAGACGCTCGTCCGACGAAGGACGGCACAGGGCAATACATCAAGATCCGCTGGCGGATCGACGGCCCGGCGCATGAAGGTCGCATCGTGTTCGGCAACCTGAACGTGCGCAACAAGTCGGTTAAAGCCGAGGAAATCGGCCGCCAGCAGATGGGAGAGGTCCTGCGCGCAGTAGGGCTGCAGCGCCTTGAGGACACCGACCAGCTGGTGGGCGCGTCGCTCATGATCAAGCTGGACATCCGTCCGGCGAATGACCAGTACGCCGCGCAGAACGAGATTCGCGGCTACAAGCCCAGCGAAAACGCCCCGCCGGTCGCGGCGGTTGCGCCAAGCGCGGCTAAAAAGTCGCCGCCGTGGGCTGCGAAGCGTTAAAACAGCAAGGAGGCGGGGCCGGAAACGGCCCCACAAAAGATGATCCAGGAAGTAATAAATTACATTGATTCGCTTGATCTTGAAAACAAAATAAAAGCAATCAATGACATACGCGAAAAAATTCACGAAATATCGCCGTTCAAAAATGAACCGGTTGATTTCGTTAGATGGGTTAAATCAGATCAAGTATATGCCAACGACTACAACCCAAACAGCGTGGCACCCCCTGAAATGGAATTGCTGGCGCATTCAATTCTTAGTGATGGATACACTCAGCCAATCGTCACGTATCCGACAGATCAAGGCCGCGAGGTTGTAGACGGTTTTCACCGTAACCGTGTTGGAAAAGAAAACGGCGAAGTACGCGCTAGAGTTGGAGGGTATCTCCCGGTTGTTTCGATCAAGGAATCACAGTCAGACAAAAGCGATCGGATAGCGTCAACTATTCGGCACAATCGGGCCAGAGGAAAACACAAAGTCGATGCGATGTCAGATATTGTGATTGAGCTTACTAGGCGCAACTGGTCTGACGAAAAGATTGCCAAAAACCTCGGCATGGACGCAGACGAAGTGCTAAGGCTTCGGCAAATAACAGGATTGGCGGACGCATTCAAAAATCAAGATTTTTCCGAAGCCTGGGAAGTTGATCGTGATGACTCAATTGCTGGAGAAATTATCAGCGACATAATTGCTGGATTTGAGCAAGACGACAAGGGGCGGATATTCCACACCTGGGAGCGCTGGGAATGCTACAAAGCCGGTTTTTACGCCGAGCGCCTAACTGAAATGACGCAAGAAGAAGGCGAAGAAAAATACCAAGCGTTTTTGTCTGATCTAGACGCATTTGGCGCAGCCTTGCATGACGTGATTACAAAGTGGAAGTATTCGTGCGAGCACTATTTAACAAATGATCGCATGAACCGGATTGCATGGCTTGGTCAAGCATCGGTCTGTTATGCGCTGGGAATCCCGTCAATGTGTCGCGGCGGATACCATCGGCTTTCCGATGAACAAAAAAACACGGCAGACAATCTTGCGCTGGAATATCTGAACAAATGGCTGTTTGCGAACGGAAGGGATCTAGTTGACTACGATTCCGCTGGTGGCAGGACAAAGGCGGAGTTGTATTAATGGCTTCTGTAAAAAAACGAATTGGCGTTGACGTTTTGACCGCTGCGCGCCAAAGGATTAGTTACACGTTCGATCACTTTGAGGCTGTTTACGTTTCCTTTAGTGCCGGGAAGGATTCCAGCGTGATGCTTCATCTAGTCATGGATGAAGCAATCAAGCGTGGCAAAAAAGTTGGCGTTCTATTGATTGATTTAGAAGCTCAATACAACCTGACGATCAAGCACGCGGAAGAAATGTTTGAGCTGTACCGCGATCACATAGATCCATATTGGGTGTGCCTGCCGATAAAACTGAGGAACGCCGTAAGCAATTACGAGCCGGTTTGGTGTGCCTGGGACCCCGAAAAGCGATCAGATTGGGTTAGGGAAATTCCAAAGCTGGATCATGTAATCAGCGACCCAGAATACTTCGATTTTTTTCAGCCGATGATGGAGTTTGAGGAATTCATAGGGCTTTTTGCCGACTGGTACGGCAAAGGCCGAGAAACTGCGGCGTTTATCGGCATTCGCGCAGACGAGAGCCTTAATCGGTTTCGCACCGTCGCCGTATGGGAAAAGGAGACGCACGTTAACAAGCGGTGGACAACGAAAGTTGCCGAATCAGTGTACAACGTCTATCCAATATATGACTGGCATGTGACTGACATATGGAAATACCACGCCGCATTTTCTGATAAGCCACACAATCAGGTATATGACCGGATGCAGCTTGCTGGGGTTTCACTGCATCAGATGCGTCTTTGCCAGCCATACGGAGACGATCAGCGGCGAGGCCTTTGGCTGTATCACCTTATAGAACCGGAAACATGGGGCCGCGTTGTGGCAAGGGTAAACGGAGCAAACTCTGGCGCGCTCTATATTGAGGAAACAGGCAATGTTACTGGGTATAACCGCGTAACGTTGCCCCCAGGTCATACGTGGAGATCATTTTGCCAACTTCTTTTGTCAACAATGCCAAAGGTGACGCGAGACCATTACGTTGAAAGGTTTAACGATTGGATTCTAGGATGGCACAAGCGTGGCTATAGAAACGGCTTTCCAGATTACGCTCCGCGCGAACTTGAAAAAAAGTATTGGGCACCATCTTGGCGCCGCATGTGCAAAGTATTGCTTAGAAATGACTGGTGGTGCAAAGGATTGGGTTTGACGCAACCAAAATCAAAAGCATACGAAAAGTATATTGAAATAAAAAAGCAAAGGCAAAAAAATGGCTAAGATCCTCCCACCACTACACACCATCGAAAGCATGATCGACCAGGTCATGGTCGAAAACTCTGACAACACCCCCCGCTCGCACCTTGGCTGCAGCCAGATCGGCCACGCCTGCGAGCGCTGGTTGTGGCTGTCGTTCCGCTGGGCAGTACGGCCGAGCTTTTCGGGTCGCACGCTTAGGATCTTTCGGCGCGGGAATCGTGAGGAACGCATCATCGCGAGTGATCTCGAACATATCGGTATTGATATAAGACACACCGGCGCATCACAGAAGCGCATCTCTTTCGGCCCGCACGTAGGCGGGTCCGTTGACGGCATCATCGAGCGCGGTGTGCCTGGGGCTGAGGGCAAGCGGCATATCGCTGAGTTCAAAACCACCAACGCCAAGAATTTCTCGAAGCTGGAAAAAGAGGGCGTGCAGAAGGCGCAGCCGATGCACTACGCCCAGATGCAGTTGTACATGCTTGGCACCGGCATCGACCGAGCGCTATACGTGGCTGTATGCAAAGACGACGACCGCTACTACACCGAGCGCGTGTCGCTTGATAAAGCGGCTGCCGAAGCCCTGCGTGATAAAGCCCTGCGCATTGTTGCGTCCGAGACGATGCCTGCGCCCATCAGCACCGACCCCAGCTGGTATCAGTGCAGGTTCTGCGACGCGCACGAATTCTGCCACACGACCAAGCTTACCAAGGAAGTGAACTGCCGCACCTGCGCGCATAGTGCCGTCCAAGAGCAATGGCACTGCAACAGGTGGGAGGACGACATCCCTGTCGGTCACCAGCGCAAAGGCTGCGACAGCCACGTACTGCACCCCGACTTGGTGCCGTGGCCGTTTCGCCAAAGCGACGACGAGTTCGATGCGCTATACGTCATTGCCGGAGTTCCGGTGATGAACGGCCCGAACGGCTACGCGTCAACGGAGCTGATAGCGAATGCGCCTGCATGCGCGGTGGGGTTGGGGCAGGCGTTCCGGGAGGAGATGGGCGGGAGGGTTGTAGGATGAACACTTCGCACGATTTTGTTGTGGTCTCGCAACATCCAGACCTTCTGAAATACATTGACATGCTGCAAAAAAAGAACGCAGAAGCGCTCAGTTTTTACCCAATGTCTGTATTTGAAAGAGAAGCCCAAAAAGGTCGTTTATTTCTTGGTCTGTTGAACAACCAGCCGTGCGGTTACTTGTACGCAGGAGCACAAAATCACAGAGATGTTAAGTTGCATCAAGTTTGCATTCAATATGACGCACGGCGCCGATTATACGGAGCGATGATTGCCGCAGTTATGGAGGAATACGCTATAGAGGGGAAAGCCACAACCATCACTCTGCGTTGTGGATTTGACTTAGACGCAAACCATTTTTGGTCTGCTCTAGGATATGTCTGCATCGCACACCAGACAGGCGGAGTCAGACGCATGCGAACAATCAACGTTTGGCGAAAATGGTTGCGGCCAGAATTATTTGAGACGCTTGCGATAGAACCTGCAATCGGAAAAACAGACGCATCTTTATGGCGTAAGCACAAACAAACAGGAATCGTTTCACAGTTTGTGCGCGGAAAAAAAATGGATCAATACAGAGCAACGCTTGTGTCATCTGAAAACCCTACGGATTTGAAGTGATGCTGAGACCCTACCAACACAAAGCCATTACCCAGCTATACGCTTGGTTCGAGCGCAATCCAACCGGCAACCCGTGTTTGGTCCTCCCAACGGGGTCTGGCAAAAGTCACATCATCGCGCACCTCTGCCACGACATGCTGACCACTTGGCCCGAGACGCGGGTGCTGATGTTGACGCACCAGAAAGAGCTGATTGAACAGAACGCCGAGAAACTACTCGGCGTCTGGCCGGACGCGCCGCTCGGCATCTATTCGGCCAGCGTTGGGCGCAAGGATCTGGATCAGATTACCTTCGCTGGCATCCAGTCGGTGAGGCGCCAGGCCAAGACGATCGGTCACGTCGATATCGTCATGATTGACGAATGCCACCTCGTCAGCCACCACGATACCGGAAGCTACCGAAAGCTCCTTGCCGAGTTGAAGGAGATCAATCCGGCCCTGCGCGTTGTAGGTCTTACGGCAACTCCTTACCGCCTCGGCTACGGGTCGATCACTGACGAACCGGCGATCTTTTCCGACTTGATCGAGCCTACCAGCGTGTTGGATCTGGTGCAGGCTCAGTACCTGTCACCGCTGCGCTCTAAGATGACGGACCACAGGTACGAGCTGGACGGGCTACACAAACGCGGTGGCGACTACATCGAGAAAGAGCTGGCCGAGCGCATAAATACGGACGGCCAGAATGTCGAGGTGGTGGATGAAATCATCAACCGTGGCCGCGACAGGCGCAGCTGGTTAATCTTCTGCTCAGGCGTCGATCACTCCTACGCTGTAGCCTCGCGGCTACGTGATCGCGGTATCAGCGCAGAGACAATCACCGGCGAGACGCCTAAGGCAACTCGCGAGTCATTACTAAGTGACTTCCGAGCAGGACGCCTGCGCGCTCTGACGAATGCGAATTGTTTAACGACTGGTGTCGACGTGCCCGGCATCGACCTGATCGCACTGCTGCGCCCCACCGCCTCGCCCGGTTTGTACGTGCAGATGGTTGGTCGCGGCATGCGCATGGCTGAAGGCAAGTCCGACTGCTTGGTGCTCGACTTCGCTGGTGCCGTGAAAGCCCACGGCCCGATAACCGACGTGCGCCCGCCGGGCAAGGCTGGTCAAGGCGAAGCGCCGCTGAAGGCCTGCCCGGAATGCAACGAGCTGATTCACTTGTCGGTAATGCACTGCATTGCCTGCGGGTACGAATTCCCGCCACCACCAAAGCCAAAGCCGAAACTGCACGACGACGACATCATGCGCATCGCGCCGTTTCAGATGCGCGTCACCGACTGGCGCTGGGACAAGCATATATCGCGCACCAGCGGTATTGAGATGCTGCGCATCAGCTACTATTCCGGGCTGACTAATTACCCGGTGCGTGAGTACATGCCCGTTCGGCATGAGGGATATGCCGGACGCAAAGCGGTCGAGACAGTCGCTATACTGGCTCGCTCGGCAGGCGCTGACGTGTTCGAGATCGACGACCTGACCGAACTGGCGCAGGTGCTGTCGCGCTCGACACCGCCGGCAATTGTCGAGTACAAGCGGGATGGAAAGTTTCACCGAGTAGTAAGGCGAATATGGAACGTTACACCGAACTGGAACGCGGCGTGATCAACTGGGCGATTGACCGGGAAATCATCCCGAATAGCACCCCGATGGCGCAGGGCATTAAAACCCTGGAGGAAGTGACGGAGCTTCTTTCAGCAACGCAGCGTGGCTTCCGAGGCGAAATGCAGGATGCATACGGCGATATTCTCGTTACCCTAATCGTTGGCTCCCGCCTGGCTGGTTTTGAGCTGCTGGATTGTCTCGAACACGCCTACAACGTCATCAAGGACCGAAAAGGAACGCTGCGGTCGGATGGAGTGTTTGTCAAAGATGCCTAGGCCAACCGAACCCGATATCGTCCTGTCTTGGCGAGACCATCCAAAGCCTCCGCGATGCTGCCATACTTGCGATAACTATTCGGAGGATGGTATATGCATCGAATTCGACGCCGAGCCGCCGGAGCTGTTCGCGCGGCAACCAGGCGCGTGTCCGGCGTGGGTGATGGCGCCCCCGTTCTGAGTGAGCATTATGAGCAGGCGACATTCGTCGCCTGGTTCCGGCAAACGTACCCCTCCGTCCGCATCTTCGCCATACCCAATGGCGGTTCTCGCTCCCGCACGCAAGGCGCCAAGCTTAAGCTAGAAGGCGTCAGCCCAGGCGTGCCGGATCTTTTCATACCAGCATGGATGCTGTGGATCGAGATGAAGCGATCCGTCGGCGGGCGGCTATCCGCAGAGCAGAAAGACTGGATCGACTACTTGCAAAGCGTGGGACATTGCGCGATAGTGTGCGCAGGGTGCGGTGACGCACAGGAAAAGGTGAGAAGGTTTGAAAAAGGATCGATATCTAACGGTTCGCCTGCCGCCAGCGGTTGAGGCCGAGCTGCGCAAAGTCGCAGAGGCGCAGACCCGCACGCTGGCCGGGCAAATTTTGTTTTACGTCCAGGAGGGATTGAAGCGTGACAAGGAATGACTTGATCGGCTGCGTTTTCTGGTTCTTTTTGGTTTACGGAATGGGCTATTTGGCACTGGTGACTGCACCATGAGCAGAGAAAGGTGGTGGATTGTTGACGATGGCGTCGAACTGAACATCGTATCGAATGGCGTAGAGCCGCTGCATGCCCGACGCGGCCCGTTTGACTCCTCATATGAAGCTGAGGAGTGGGCAGAGCGCTGGGAGCGAAAGCAGCGCGCTCGCGAGGATGCCGCCTACATGGTGATGTTGGGTTGGGCGCTTTTTGCCGTCATCGGTTTCTTCTGGTGGGTGTTCACGTGATGCTGCCTTACTTCAAGCGAATCAAGCCGGAAAAAATCAAACGACGCCCGGTGATTAAGTTCCCGGGCGTTCAAAAGTTTATGGAACTGCTGCGCGAGCATAAGCCCGAACGCATCGCCGAAATGCTGGACGTGACGCCGCACACGGTGACCAAGTGGGTGAAGATCCACGAGCTTGGGCATTTGTTGCCTGCAACGGCAGGATTTCACGCCGGATATCACAACCACCTCGCCTACAAGTGGGCGAAGGTAAAACTCAGTAATGCGGAGGGGATAAACGGATGGTTCAGGAGGCTACCAAGAAACGCGGCGAAGGACACCCGCGCGCCAAGTTGACCGAGGGCGACGTCAGATTGATCCGCCAGCTTCACCCAGATCTTAGCTATCGGGTGCTGGCGGAAAAGTTCGAGGTCAGCAAAAGAGCTGTCGAGTCGATAGTGAAGCGGAAAACGTGGAGGCACGTAGCATGAACAGAGAAGACATTATCCAAGGAGATTTGAAAATGAACGTAACCATCAATGGTGTTGAGTACGCTCCCGTTTGTGACCGTCCGACAGGCACCCGCGCTGTGGTCGTCGTAGATCGTGGATGGATCTTTGCTGGAGACGTGGCTCGTGAGAACGGGCGTATTCGTCTGAGCAGAGCAGTTCACGTTTTTTCGTGGGAGTCGATTGGTTTCGCCAAGATGGTCGAGACTGAGAAGGCAGATCTTCGCCCAATTGCGGACGTAGATA